AAGGTAGACAAAAGCGTTTTAGATAGGGCTACAAAAGAGGAAAGAAGTGCTAGAGGAAGAATGGGACAATTCTCTAAATCAGTAGGCGGAGGCATGGCTGATAAGTTAAAGGAACAAGAAAGAGGAACACTAACGGGACTTGCTAAATTAATTAAAGGGGACTTAGGCGGTGCAAAATCAGATATAGGAAAATCATTATCTCAGACATTTAAACCTATATTTCCTATGGTAAAATTAGCAACTAAGTTCTTTACTATGCCTTTGAAACCCTTTGTTGCAGTAGCAAGAGGAGTGATTAGATTTGTAAAAAACCCTAAAAAAGCACTTGGGAATCTATCGAATAAATTAAAAAATTTAAGAACGACTATTAGAAATAATGGCGGTTTTATTGCAACAATATGGAAAGGAGTAGGTCCTATTTTCTCCATTGTGGGTAAAGTAGCAAAAATGGCTATGCTCTATTCAATGTATTTTGTCTTATTCCTAGTAGGAGCATTACTCGCCTTTGTCTTTATTAAAAAGATATTTGAGAAAGCAGAAGTATTGTCTGTAATTATGGAAACGCTAAGTGGAGTATTTGAAGGAATTAAAGAAATGTTTGGCGGGGCTATTCTAATCTTTGAAGCATTCTTTGGTGGAGGAACCCTCAAAGAAAGATTTGAAAAACTGTTTAAGGGAATATTAGGATTGTATAAAGGCTTAGGTAAAATAATCTTTAGTGTTCTCAAAGGTGCAGTTAAATTAGCGGTTAATTTAATAGTTGCTTACTTTTCTATGATGTTTGAAATTTATCTTGCTATCATAGACAAAGTTACTGACCCTAGTTTTTGGAAAGACACTGTATTAGGTTTTATTAAAAAAATACCAGATTACCTAGGAATGGCGGTAACTGCTATGTTTAACAAAATTAAAGATTTTTGGGGAACAGTCAAAGAATATTTCAGTGATAAAATTCAATCACTCAAAAACGCCTTAAGTCCTTCAAAGAGATTAAAGAGTATAGGTGGCAAAATAAGAGGTTTCTTTGGAATGCAAACAGGAGGTATTGCTCAAGGAGGAATGACAATGGTTGGTGAAAGAGGACCCGAACTAATTAATCTTCCAAAAGGAACGAGTGTGCATTCAAATGATACTACAAAAACAATGATGGGAGGTCATGTTACTAACAATATTAGCGTTAATGTCAATGGAAGGTTAGGCGCATCTGATACTGAATTAAGAGATATTGCAAAGAAGATAGGTAGAATGGTTAGCACCGAAATAAATAGAACCACTTCTTCGTCTACTAATGTGAGGTTCTAGATATGGTAACTCAATCGCCCGATAATACGCACTATGTTTTCCTTGATTTGAGTTCTAGAAGTTCATTTAGTGATGATGCTAATTCTTCTACACAGGAATCGTTTTCTTCAAATCGTATTGCTCTTAAATGTGATAATGTATCTATATCCACTGCTAAGAATATTATGTCTTTTCCTACACCTGCCGTTGGTATTGCTACTGGTGAATCAGTATCTCTAGGTCTTGATTTAGGTATGGCAACAAAATCAATTTCTCTTAGTGGAATCATAACTGAACAGAATATCACAAAACAATTTTCTCCAAACGATTTACCCGAAAGTGAAGTAGACCCAACTGATTCTAATAATACATATACAGATGCCGATGGAAAGAGATGCACTGTTTTTATGACTGCACAAGAAGTTGCTCAACTAATACACTCTTATGTTGATTCATCATTCATGCAACCCAATCAGAATCTAAATAAATTAAACATTCTAATTCCCTCTAGAGTTGGTCCTAATTGGACCTATCATGATGAAAGTGCTTCGGGTGAATCACTTACTGTTGGTTCTAAGACTTCCGTAGAAGATGCTCCCTTAGTGCCATTTAATTATGGAGTTAGAGATAAAGGAGCATCAGAACTAGATGCTAAATTTAGTTTACCAATTTCTAGATTTCCTAAGCCAATCAATACCTCAGTAAATATTACAGAAGGAGTTGCTGGATTCGTTAGGTCTTTTGATACTACACTTGTAGGAGGCCAACCGTTTGTTGAATTTAATATGCAGTTTGAAGTAGCCTTTGCAAGTTTGTGATTAAGATGTCAAATTATAGAATATATGCAGGTAACAAGAAAGCATTGGTCTTTCCTATTATGGGAGATGGCTATGTTCATCTAGATTACAGTAAGCATATTCCTAAAGGACCTGATGGTGCATCTTATAGTGAATCAACTCATGGTATTGGGATTGATGAAACTGCTGATGATGACGATGCAAAATATGGTCTTTGGTCATTGGCTGATTCTTTTACAATGGAAGGAATCATAACTCCCTTTGATGTAAATGGATTTGGTCATCGTCTAACGGCACATTATATCTCAGGAGGAGGAACGCCTACTCTTGCTACTAAATATCGAAGTGATTCTCTAGAATTACCTTTGAATAAATTTTATTCTCCTAGAGGACAATTAGAAACCAATAGTAGTTCTAGAACATCAGCATATTTTTCTCATGAGCATATTGCTTATCTAGCGGTAGCAATAAATAATTCTGCTACAACTTTAACATTATCTAATATAGAAAACATAATTGGTGGAACGAATATTAGAATAGGTAATGAACAGATGCGAGTTGTAAGTATATCAACAACTAATACTATTGTAGTTGCTAGAGGAGAAAACGGGACCACTGCTACTAGTCATTCTGTTGATGCTGAAGTTTATGGTGATAATCGTATTAATCATAAAATGACAATATTCCATAATGAGACATGCCAATTCTATCTAAAGAATATGACAAGAACAACAATGAATCAACCTGCTGAATATAAGTTGGGTTGTGTAATTAAGGGTAAAGATAGATATGGCCATATTAGAACAGTTACAGTCCAAAGCACTGTTCCTGTTATTACTGCTAATGAAGAATATTTTGGAAAGACCGTAGAACAAAGTGAATCAGTAGATGAGGTATTTGGTAGACCTGTTTACTTTGGAATAGAAGATATAGTTAGGTATCATAAGAAAATCAATACAAGTTCTAGTCAGATATATGCCGAGAGATTTTATGATAATCCAATCATTGTTGCTAGTGGTGGAGGACAAAAGGTAGTATTTGGAGATTTATCGGGCGGGGATGGTAATAAAATTGCTTTACAGAATACTACATTTGCGAGTGGATTAAGAACAGGAGATTACATTAAAGTAATAGGTTCGACTAAAAATGACGGACACTATAAAGTTAAGACAAAAACAAGCACTACTGAGATAGAATTAGAACCTTTTACTTCTGGTGTTAATCTATTTACTGCTGAAGTTGTAGATGCTAGTAGTAATACAGTAGCGATTCATTATCAGAATAACCATTATGGATTATCATTTAATGATGGTGCAGGTGCATATTATCAATATGATTCGACAAGTGTTGATACTTCTAATCTAGATATGTCTCCGCATATTTGGAAAGGATGTAATCTATATGCTCAAGTTAGTTCTACTGGTGTTCATTCTACTTCTTTGGAGCATGGAAAACAGCCTACATATCTAGGATATATTGCTAATATCAATGTAAATAGTTCATCCAATAAAAGTGATATTGCTTATGTGGCTAAATGTAAATTAACTAAACCAATAAGAACAACTACTGAAACTACCATTTATGTTGATGATGCTAGTAAGTTAAGTGTTGGAGGAATGCTCTGGAATATTACTGAACAAATGGAAATTAGAAGAATAGAAGGAAATAAATTACTTGTTTTTAGAGGGTCAAATGGCACTGCTGCTAGAACCACTGCTCTCAATTCATACGGATTAACAGGTGCTACTAGCACTAATTATCTTATTTCACCAAATGAAGAATTTGATTTTTCTAGAACATTATATTGTTCCCTACCCGATACTGGATTTACTAATGGTCTAAAGATAGTAGATGGTAGCGGTAATAGTTTAGCAGATTCAGATGAATATGGCGCACATCTATTAGGAGATACATGGAAAGAAGCATCGTATGTTTTAAGACCATTCCATCTTGCTATGGCTTATGATAATAATGCTAATCGTATTAGTTTATTCTTAGATGGTAAGGAATTAGATACTGAAATATTTAGTGAAGGTAAAATTAGGATTGCTTCAATTCAAGGAGATGGAGGAGAAGATGTAACCGTCAGCACTCATGATAATCCTAATTTAGCGGTAAATGATTTCGTTAAATTAGAAGGAACAGGTATTACTAACTTAGATGGTGTTTGGAAAGTATTAGAGGTAACTGGAAACTCTTTCTTGATTGATTGTATATCTGCGGTCAATGGAGGTTCTTCTTTCAATACTAGTAATGGAACTTTAACTGATGTTACAATTAGAACAACAGTAAACTTTTCTGAATTTGAATTAAGTGCTACCGATTGTTTCTTAGGTTCTAACGGTAACGACTCTTTAGAGACTAGGAGAGGTTCACAGTTTATGGGAGAAATGCATGAATTTGCTATTACTAGAGGATACAAAGATAGGTTCAACAGTATTGATACTCTTGTTCCTAACTTTAGAAATACTCTAGTCTACTTTAGATTTGAGGGGGATAAGTCATGACCAAAGGCATGGGTAATTTTACTGGTGTCTTTGCTATGGGTAAAGGAATTACCGAAAGCACTAGCGGTCAAGTTAAAATATCTACTGCTCCTACTTCAAATACTAATTACGCTAATAATTTTTTACAACAAGCAATTTACAAAACTCCACTTAATCCTCTACTAACAAGAGGAACAGTAACAGAAAATTTTGATGATTTTACTGCTGCTACTGCTGATGCTACAATAAATAGTTATGAAATTCATAAGGCCGATAATACTGTATTAACTAATTCAGTAAATGGTATCAATCAATCAAACAGTTCAACACAGACATACTCGGCAGTAAATCGAGTGTATCCTAATTCTACTACTATTAGTGACCATCTATCTAATCTAGAATCAACTAGAGGCAATCAACTAAAAATATTTGATTATTTAACTTTAACAGGACAATCATTTGTTAATATAAGAACTACATTAAATGGCGCAATAGACGATTCAACTACTCAAGTAGTGGTTGATTCTACCGCTAGTATTGCCGCAGGTGATGTTATAATTATTGAAAATGAGCAGATGTTCGTTATGAGAGTAGTTGGTTCTACATTACAAGTAATCAGAGGACATAATAATTCTATTATTACTAGTCATGCTGATGAATCTCAAGTTTATGAAATAGATAATATTGACCATTTATGGGTCTTGGTTTATTCTGACGATGCTAATCAACATCATTTTGCTAAAATAACAGAGATATTACAAGATGATATATTTGGAGATAAAATAGAATTTAGCCCTTCATTGGGCGTAGATATTCCTAAAGATACTAAATTTGCTATCTTCTCATCTTTAAATTCCAGTTTACCTAAAATAGATTCAGATAATCAAACATTAGTTGCTTGCGCTTATGGTTTACAGGCTTCTGATTCTAGCATACGGCATCATATTAACACCCATGTATCTAGACCGTTTTTCTTTTTCTTAAACGGAAAGGATAGATTAGAACCTGCTACAAGATATATTCTTAGAAGTTCATCATGGAATGGTTCCAGCCATACTTACACTTATTCTACTTTCGTTACTGACCAAGAACATGAAGCGCACATTGTAGATTATGGCCCATTTACTATGGAGGCTACTTTGGTAGATATGATGTATAAAGCAGATGACCCTGCGGCAATGGATTATATTGTATTTGCCGATAATGGTATAGCATTAAATGAAAATGGAAGTAGTGCTGATACCATCACATTAGCCGCAGTAAACGGAGAAGCATTTCAAGGGGCTTCGGGGGCAACTATTACTAATAATGGAACTGAAACATTAGATGGTGATAGGACTGCTTGGGGTCTAAATGGCATCTTAAGAGATACTAGAATAGTAATAAGAAATGCCACTAATGGTTCTAATAATGATACATATTGTATTGATAGTGCCACTGATGTTACTGCAACAACTATGACTTTAGATGTAGGAGATTTAGCGGCTGACCAAGCGGCTTCAACGGACCCTGCTTTAGATGCAGTTTTCTTGATAATAGATGTGCTTTCATGTTCTGTTGATTTAGACCATAACAAAATGTATTGTCCTGTTGATTCTTCAAACCATTTAAAGAATTCATTTAGAATGGCTAATAGAACAACGGATGATGCGCTCTATTCTACCAAAACAGGATACTCAAGATACATGCATTATTGTGATTCTCCATTAACAAATACTATTATTCCTAACGCTATGGAAATGATAGAGTATGAATCAGTAACCTCTACTGGCGGATATGTAGATATTGTATTTGCTGATACTCAAAAGATTCTTGCTAAGAAAATAAAAGAAGGGGATTCCCTCTTAATTAATCAAATTGTTGAAAGTGAAATTGTAGGTAAAGAAAGAACTTTTCCCATTGCTGAAATTGACAGAAACACTGGCTCTTTTTCTGCTAGTTCGGGAGTGAACACATTAGAGGCTATCAATCTAGGAAACGAAAAAGATATGAGATTCTTTTTATCCTCTGTTATTCTTAACAGTAGCACTTCAACAACTAGTAGATATGACCCGCTTTATGATACTATTACTACAAATGTAGATGGGACTCTTTATCATTTTAATATAGATACTATTTTTAATAAATCTAATTCCAATCAAAATGGAACTAGGCAATTTATGAAAGTTCGTAGTTGGAGAAAGGCTACGGATACAGAATATGCACTAACTAGTGCTTCTCCTATGACAAATGTTCCAACTTTTAACGCTACTGCTTTTAGAAGAAAATATTCTTTTTTAGCAGATAACTTACTTACAAACATACCGATAGACACTAAAATAAATAATTATATTTTGACTGGGGCCTTTAGTTCAAATGCTGATGGGTGGAATAGAAATGTCACCAATTTTGAAAGATTAACTCAGACTCTTAATCCTATAAATGATAATCTTACAGGGACGGGGGCTAATACTAGACCTTCTTTAAATGTAGGAGAAGTGCAATTAGAAAGGGCATCTCAATCAAGAAATAATGATATTCATTTAGTCCTAAAAGGAGGACAGGTAACTGGGCATCGTATCAAAGTAGAGTATGGAGATAAACATAACAGTTTCCTTAAATTACAAACCCATCTTAAAGATGAAAGACTCTTAGAGAATTTCAATAAAACCGATGATTTAGTTGGTCTTTATTCGGGTTTGAAAACAACACATACCTCCTTGTATAGTTATCCAGTAAATTCGGGTAATGATGCTGACGGAAATCCCCGTTACGATTTGGCTAGGTCTAATACATCTACTCGTTTTTACGCAAGAGGGATTTTAAGTTATTTAGATTATTTCTCTGGAACTATTGATATTGAAAAGACGGTATTCAAAGGGACAGTTGAAAGTGTAGAACAAGTTATTGAAGATGGGATGTTTAAATTAAAAATTAGAGGTAGAAATACTGCCTCTGAATTACTAGGCCCCGTTATAAATAAAGATTTTAAGTTTACAGAAGATATAGTTTACTCTACTGTTGGTCCTGTTGAGAGGATGGCTAGAGTGACTAAAGTTGATACTACCGTTACTGACCATGCTACACACGGTATAACTTATACTGATGATGGAGTTTACCCCGTTGGAACTACTGAAATACAAATCAGTGGTATCACATCTTCTTCCGATAATCCTACTATACAAAAAGGCGATTTATTATACACTTCTCAAGGCATATTTTTAGGTAGAGTGCATAAAATTACTGATGTTGCAGGTGATGGTAATTTTACCCCTGCCGTTATTTTATTTGAAGAAGGTATTCCTACAAGATTAAAAGATGGCGAGGCCATCATGTGTAGTTTTTATGAAACTCCTACTGAGACATTTGATTTTAGTAGTAGTGACCAATTAGATGTTTCATCAACAGTATCTACTACTAGAATTCCTATTAGAGGTAATACAATTAGTTTGGCTAAATCTCTTTCCTCTAACCCCTATACTACCACTAGAGTTAATTCTCTATTAGGGGCTAAAGATAAAGGCATTATTTTTACAGGAGGTAAATCTTTATCTCTAACTGACGATAATGCTCCATTTAAAGACGGGTCAAATTTAGTAGGAACATCTAGTAGTTCTAATCCTTTGGCTAAGGGTTATAGTATCAATAGTCCCGAAGGTATAGATTTCGATTTCCCGTTTTATTGTAATGTAGCAGATGAAATTAGTAATAAATACGGTGTTAATTATGTTAATTTACATACTGTTAATTCATTGACCGAATATGATGTAATTAATTTATCATCTAACGAAAGAGAGACTGTTATTGAAATGGCTCCTATTTGTCCCGCAGTTTTGGCTAGAGTAGATAATAATCCCATAGATTCTAGAGATAAATACTTATTACAAATAGGAGCATTTACTAGTTCAGAAATATTAGGATATAATGGAGTATTTCAAATTGCTCAGGCTAGTTGGATGGAAGAATTGAAACAAGGGGATTTCATCTTTGATGAAAACGGGGAACTCTTTGGTAAAATTATAGATATTAGTTTAGGTTCCAGTGATGGAATTTTGAATGATAGAGTAGCATTTACTTTAGATAGACCGCTATTTAAAACAATATCTGCGACTGAAAAAATTATGAAATACTATGGTAATGCTTCTCCCGCACAATATTTTTCGGGAACTACAATAAAGTTTGATGGTAATTCTGTTGCAGGGACTTCTTTTGGTTCAACTCAAGGATGGTCCGTGGCTAGATTGTTTAGCAGTGATTCTGCTACACAGACATTTTTACAAAGTTTAGAGGCAGGTATGAGAATTAAAATTGAAGGACCCACTAATACACTTGATAATATTGGTATATTTTCCGTAGCCCATGTGTTTGAAGATGATACTAATGATTCTGAAGTTATACTCTTTACTAGAAAACATCCTAACGGTAAAAAAACCACTCAAAGTCAAGGTTCATTTAGAGATGATACTAGTGGCCAAACAGTTAGAATAACAGTTTTAACTGATTATTTTACTCAAGGATTATATTTCTTAAATACACAGGGATTAAGTCAAGGAGGAGTTTTAACTTTAACTAATCCTATATTATCTAGTCCAAATGAAGCCGATAATAATTGTAAACCTATTAAATGGGCCTCAAGTCTATATCATCATATTACTGATACTAGTTTAGCACATGCAAGTGGTGGAATCTATAATCCTAATGCATCTGCTCCTACTATATTTTCTGATATGATTGATAGATATGGTAACACTAAATGGAGATACTTTGGATTACAAAAAGGAAAATATCTTTCATATATTAATAGAAGATTGAAAGATGGTAAAATTAAAACCACTTATTCTTTAGAAAAAGGTAAAGTAAATGGTTATGCTACTGCATATAGAATATCTGATGCTAAATATGGAAAAAATAAATTAATGAAATTTCCTTATGGTTATCATAATAATGATTTTGCTTGGGGAGTATTTAGAACAACTTACACTTCCTCCTCAGATACGAGTTTAGGAACCAGTGATTATTATACTGCTGAATTTACAAATGGAATAAAACATAATCTTTCTTTCCTTGAATATCTCTCTCCCGAATCTAGAGATTTTAGACCAGTAATGGGTAGTAATTTTGCTGATTTTGACAAATATGGAACGGCTATAATAACTCCTGACCATCCACGATATAGAGTAGGTATTTATCCTAGATTTATGGCTAGATTACATGATAATCACAGAGGAGGTGACTGGCAAGAAGATTTGGATGCTCCTGAAAATAGCACAATTCCTCATACGATTCTAAAGTATAGAAAGTGGAAAGCATTATCTACGGATTCTAATGATTTTGATTATGATATTGATTATGCAGGAACAGGTAATCCTACATACATTGACCCTAATGCTGGAAATAGTGATACTATTACACAAAGTTTGGATAGTCAATGGGTTAAAATTGGTGGTCAAAATGATAAAAATAATAATAGAACATTTAAATTATCTGCGTTGGGTGCTGATGTTTCTGGTAAATTTACATTGGATGTAACTAAGCCTCCATTTACCAAGATAGGAACTCATACTGATACAGGTGCGGTTGGGGGGTCAGCGCAAAACTCCACAGGTTTCGAGGAAATAACTATTTTACATTCCCCTTTTATTGGTCCTAAATTTGATGGAATTACTAGAGCAAAGGACCATTGGGAATTACCCGACCCTAAAGCATTAAGATGGTTTATTTTTTCTCCTGCTGACATGTATCCCGATTCCATGTCAAGAAAACACCATATTGGATATTCAGGCATTGTTAATTATGACTCTAGTAGCGAAACTGCCATTAGTAGAAGGTTTTCTGATTATAGTTTACTTTTAAAATCTAAAAGTTCTTTCTCAAATAGTAATACTCCGCATGAATATTATGAGGGTTCTTTACAAAACGAAGAAGAAATAGATGATAATTACATAACTGTTCCTATTAGTGATTCTTCTATTGCTCCCTCTCAAATGAAAAGATTTGGTTTAATGAGACTAATTGATTGCACTTATGATTGGCATTTTAATCTCATTGACCCCGAAAGATTGCCTTCTGATATAACACAAATGACTACACCTAATTTTGAATACACTAGGTATCAAGGTCTTAAAAAAATACATTTAAGAACAACTGGAAGTGAATTATTCCCTGCTTTTTACGGTGATAATAATACTATTATCAATTTAACAGGCAATCCGAATTCTTTGTTGCAAAAAGGCGACCAACTATTCACCAATACTGGTCATTATATTGGTAAAGTAAAAAGAACTGCTAATGCGGTAACTGATTCCACTTGTGATGTTACCAATGGTGATGCTACTATTACCTGTGATGCTTCCGCAAATGTATTTGTTGGAATGGAAGTAAGGCCATCGGGTTCGTTATCAGGATGGCCTAGCGGTCAAGTTTCTGTTACTAGTATTAATACTGGAACAGAGGGAACCAATGTTACTTCATTTGAAATCAGTTCTAATTATACAGGTTCCACTACTTCAAATGTTAGTTTAATTTTTGAGCATCATATAGAACTTGAAGGGGCTAGTCGTAAAATAATAAAATCAGATGGCAGTGCTGGATTATACGATGGTTATCTTTACATCGTAAGTGATGGAACCTCTACTTTAGCCGAACAAGACTATTGGGATTCTTTCTTTAGATTCCATACTAAAGGTAAAGGCGGAAAAAATACTTTTACTGTTCCAACGGAGAGTGTAGAAACTCATATGCTTCAACAAATGTGGAATGCTGCATCTCATGATGCATCAAGTCAAGATACCACATATGATTTGATTCCCCATACTTATCATCCTGTTAATGGGGTAAAACCATACTTCTTTTTCCAAATACCTTACGGTGTAGTAGAACAAGCAGATGATGATTCGCATGGTCCTTTGGCAACAAATAATCCAATAGGATTAGCAGTAAACGATGATGCTTATCAAAAGTCAGATGCAGGACCAGATAATACCGATATAGATGTTAATATTAGTGAGCCTTCAAATGATGACCCATCACCAAAATTTCTTAGCAGTTTCACGAGAAACTTTATTCAAGCAATGGGTCCTCAAGCGATAATTGACCCTGTTAGTAATGCTACTGATACATCAACGGGAGATACAAATTATCTTACTAACTTAGCCACTACAAGATATAATCCTATAATCGCTCTACCTCCTGCATTTAGAACTTTTTACGCTACTTCTGCAAGTCGTATCTCTACTGGTTTAACGATTAACAATATGCAAGAGAAAAAATATTTAGTAACTAAGGCAAGAACTCCCATCAACAGTGGAGTATTCGTTAATGAAAGCGACTTTAGCGCAGGAAGTCAATTCACAATAACAGTAGATGATGGTTCGGGAGGAGACTCACTTGCCACCACTAAATTCCCAGTTAATTCAGTTGTTTATGACCCTTCTAATAACCCCGTAGGAAAAGTTAAAGCCGTTACTGCTACTCAAATTACATTGTTTTCAAGGAACGCTAAGGATTTAGATAATAATGATGAACTTCATTTCACCGAGGATAATACGATAGATACTGAATACTGTCATCCCTCTAATGTATTAGAATTTATACAACATGGTGGTAATCCTTATGCGGGATGTTCTGTCATTAGTTTAGCCTCATATACCGTTGAAGATTCTTTACCAACTAATTTACCCGTAGGTGCAAGAACATTCATTAGAAATTTACAACAAAAGATAACCAAAAACTTTGGTCATTCAAGACCTAAATTAACTTCTCCTGCTAGTAGTGATTCTGACAGGTCAGAAGCCATTTATGGAGATGGCACAGGCAAATTAAATACTCAAACTCCTTTCTCAAACAAAAGTAATGAGTTTAACTTCTTAACGACTTTAGGCAATTTTAAATCGGGTTTTGCTAATTCTAATTCTGATTTAACTCAAAATGCTAATTCATTTAGTTATGTGGGACAAGGGACAGGATATGTTGCTAATGGGGTTTTTGGAGTTTTTCATCCTGAATTATTTTTAGGAGGAATGGAAAAGGTATCATTAGGTGCGGCATCGGGGACACAATCCGAAGCAGAAAACGATAAGGGACTTTTTGCTTTTCATTCAATAAACCAACAGAGTAGAAACTCAATAACTGATTTAAAACCCGATTTAGGGGTATTAAGAATATTAAGTTCTATTTCTCCTAATGAAACAGGTGCTTCTAGAAATTTCAACCATAATGATAAAAATTCTTGGCTTAACTTTGTAGATTTAACTGGAATGTATTTAGTGGCTAATTTCGGAACGGAAGAAGGACAAAAAACAACAAGGAGAAACTTCGCACCATTTAGCGGAGAATTAACTGTAAATACATACGGGCAAGTTCAGCCGATAGAAGCCTATGATATTCCTGCCGCTTTAGTTTCTCCCGTTTTCGGCACTGATGGCGAGCGTTCTACTAAAACTAGAGTTATTGAAGAAGAATTCTTTTTGTCTAATTGTTCATACTCTACTAGTAGTGCAATAGTTACCTATACAGGAGAAGAAGATATTAGGAATATATTGAGAGCAGGAATGATAGTTAAAGGGTATGGTATGGTTGCTGGCGGTGTAGTAATTAATTCAGTAGATTCCGCAACTCAATTTACGCTCAGTCATACTCCTAATGCGGGGCCTGTATTACCAGATGGTAGTGCTGGAAGTAACACTTTAGGATTTATTGGTTCGGGAGGAGGCGTAACAGGTTTAGACAATTGTATGGTAGACCCCGACCATATTATTTATGTTCATGAGCATAGAAGAAATGTTACAGGAAAAGAAGTAGCACATGAATTACTGATAGATAATATTCCATACAATAAAAATGGGGAGGCTCAGTTCTTCAATAATTATAGAGTGATGCGCCCTGCTGAAACCTGTTTATGGCCTAATTCTCCTAATGAAATATCTATTGGGAAATTGTCAGGTTCAACAACTAAACAACCGCAGTCGGAATTAATGTATGGTTATGTTCCAAGTATTACTAATATTAGTTCTAACAATAATTTTACTGGTCCTGATGAAGAACAGATTTTAAGTGACTTTGCTGGATTTATGGGTGATAATGAACCTCCAATGTCTATGTATTTGGCCGTAGATATGGATGCTAGACATTCACAATATCAAACACTCGGAGCCATTAATATTAATGATAAATCTTCTACGGTTACTAGTAGTGGACTATTTACTTCGGATAAAATACAAGAAGGAGATGTTATCAAATTAAAACATAGTAAGTATTTCGTTAAATCAATAGAGAGTGTAAATAGTTTAACCATAGCAGGACAATATAGAGGAGGTAATCTTACAAATGAAACTGCCTATGTGTGTAACAATACCTATACTGTTTTAAGAAACTATTCTCATTTGTTTAATCCTAGTGGTAATCGTAACACTTTCAAGGATGGTTCATCATATAATATGCTTTTAACAGACGGAATAAATAGACAAAAAATATCTATGGGAGTCAATACAAATTATTACGATGAATCTTCTTTATGTAAACTGTCAATAGGTAGTATTGAAAATCCATTTTTGGGCCTAGTCTCCTTTGGTGAAATTTTTACAATTAAAAGTAATGTTCCAGTTAATCTATCAGATATAACTTCTGCTAGAATAGGTTCTACATTAGTGATTGGTAGTGAAGTAGAGGATATAGTAAATAATATTCTATCAGATGAAGGTATATCATATGATATTTCAGATAATCGAGAATATCCATATTATATTTCTCCTAATTTCCAAGGAGTTGATTTGTTTAATGCTTCTAATTTTGCTGCTAAATATAAGCAAAAAGAAATAAGGATTGATGAAAAAGGAATATCATTAATTAGACAAAGTAATGATTTGGACTTTAGAGATATTACTCTCTCTTATGAAAATAAAGATTTGAAAATAATTAGTGTAACGAGAAATAAATCTACATTTGACCTTTACAATGAAGTTATTGTATATGGTAATGGAGTAAAATCAATTAAAAGAAATCGCAAGAGTATTGACAAGTTTGGTAAGAAAACGCTAGAAGAAGTGAATATGGAACTTATTTCACAAGATGATGTGGATGAAAAGGCAAAAAAGTTACTAAAGGCACACTCCGAAGGTGATGATAGATTCACTGTAAGAATGTCAGTTACAGGAATTGAATTCATCAAGGCGGGAGATATTGTTACTCTTGATTTCCCATCTGAAGGAGTTCCTAAGAATACATACAAAGTCTATGAAATTAGGAGGGAATTGAAAGGACTTATAGAATTAGAAGTAGGAACTTATCGTAAAGATTTAGCCAATAGATTTGCTGAATTATCTATGTTAAACAAATCGAATGCGGCCTCAATAAGAGGTAGTCAGTTTACCGCTACTACTGCTCCATTAGATTTCTTTGACTCTGTAAAACTGAAAGAATTAAGTTTAGTCATCAGAAGGATAGGTTTAGCGGATACCAATGCGTTCACACTAGGGTTCCAAACTTCAACTTCAAGAAAATTAGATTTCGGTGCAACTATGGGGCCACAAGAAACAATAACAGAGATAATTAGAGAGGAGGATTTGACATGATAACAGATACAACAAAAAAGAAAGTAGCATTACTATTGAGAGATTTTTTTGGAGCATCATCTTCAAAAACGAAATTAGGAACAGGAGGAGGCGGAACAAATCCTACCTCTACTACACTCGATGTTCCATTACCCGCATCAACTGATGCAACTACAACATCTAGTTCTTCGGATGATAAGGTCGTAGAATTTAGAGGAACATTTACTGGAACAGAACTTCAAGGATATACAATTAGAGAGGTAGGATTCTTTGGAGACATTTACAAAGATGACCAAATAGATGAAGTAGTGAATACTAATAATACTAGCAATCCTGAATATACAACAGAGAATATTATGCTCTCAAGAATTAATTTTGACGCAATTGGTAATTTTTCAACAACCGATACGATTGAAGTGATATATACATTGGAGGTAGAATAGAATGGTAGCAAATAGTGGAATACTTAGCAGTTTATCGGCAACACCCACAAGCCAATTAATAGACAAAATAGATTCTCCTCATTCGGGATTATTCAAAGGATTACATTCAATGGCTCAAGGCAATTATGCTCTGAAAGATGGGGCGACATTAGGATTTGCTCACACATTTACAACTAGCGGTGCGAATATCCAAGTAGCATTGACCGCAGGTAAAGGGTTTTCTAACGGTCAATATATTGCCGTTGATGCTCTTTCGGCTACTACAATTAACAAACCATCTTCGGGTGCTTTGTATCATTGGGTTGCCTTTGCTGATGATGGTGATGGAACAGGAACTATTAGTGTAATCATGGGTTCAAGTGATGGTGTTGTTCCAGATTTAACGGTTACTTTAACGCCCATATCTCTAATTAAAGTGCAATCCACTGATACTCATTCTACTGTTGCTTTCCAAACATTTACTACTAGTAAAACAGAAAATAAATTATCAATTGGTTATGAGAATTCTAATACTTATACGGAAGCAGGTTCTATTTCGGGAACATCAAGTGGATTATTCATTACTGGTATTGGAACCGCTAGTGTTGCTACTGATGATAAAGTTCTAATTCAAGATACTGGAAGTTCTGATGTAATTAAATCAGTAACCGTTTCTAGTATTGTAGCATTAGCAGGTGGAGCATCTTTAGCAAACGATGGTAATAACAGAATAACCACTGCTACTGGTGCAGGTGGAATTAATGGTGAAGCCAATCTAACCTTCGATGGAAGTTTACTCTCTCTTACCTCTGCCGCTACTACTACTGATGTTTTTGATATTACTGCTGATGGAGTTACCACTGCTAAAGTAATTGATATTACTGCTGATGGATTAACTACTGGTTCGGCATTAAACATTATTTCTGATTCAAGTTCTACTTCAACAAGAAATGTAGTGTATATTAAAAATGACCATGCTTCAGCCGTAAATGCTACAACTCTAAAAGTTGAAAGTGATTCAACTAATGGCTCAACAGATGCTTCTACTGCTCCTGTATTACATGTTAAGGGAGCAACGGCAGGGCCTTTAGTTACTATTGAATCTACTCAAGCAAGTTCAGATGAGGCTCCCGAATTACAACTTTATCGAAGTCAAGGAAGTGGAGGTAGTGGGGTAGGAGTTAATAGTGACGATATAGGCACAATTAGATTCGTAGGTCAAGATGGGGCAGGTAATGATTTTGAATATGCACATATCTTTGCTGATGCTCATATTGTTACTAATGGTTCAGAAAAAGGTAGAATGTTATTTAGAACTAGAAGTGCGGGAACTTATATGAATAATATACAGTTAGAAACTGACCAGACCATATTTAATGCATCTAATCAAGATATTAACTTTAGAGTAGATGGTGATAATATAGATTATTTGTTACAAATAGATGCAGGAGATGACAGAATAGGAATAAACACTTCTGCTCCTCAAAATATATTACAAATAAATGTAACAGGTGGAGATTCTTTTGATGGTATCCAAGTAGTTAGAGAAGATTCTAACACTGCCGCAGGTGAAATACTAGGAGGAATAGGATTCGATTCTACTGATGGTAATGTCCCAAGCAGTATTACTGAAGCATCTGCGTTTATAGCCGCTTATGCAACAGAAGCCCATTCAACAACCGCTAAAGGTGGAGAAATCAAAATGGGAATAACTCTTGCTGGAACTGCTGATGACCAACCTTCTACTACTTTATCTAGGATAGGTTATCCTACTGCGGGAACTGCCACTGTTTATGCAGGAGCATTTTCAAGAGCCGCAGTTGCTACAGTAGGAGCAGTCACTTATTCACCAACAATTGCCGATTCGGGAACAGTTATCATAATGACTAATGCCTCATCTATTGTTACTCTACCTGATGTATCCGCAACAGAAATAGGAGTTCAATTCACTATTATCAATAATTCGGGAGGAACGCTTACTGGAAAGATTGTATCTGCTGATACCACAAATACTAGATTCAACGGTGCAGGTTCTTATGCCGCACAAGATATTGAAGATGATAAGGCTAAAACATTTATTTGTTGGGCCGCAGACAATTGGCAAGTAATTGGGTGATTAAGTGACTACTGGTTTTCATTGGACTTATGGAGTAGTTCAACAACAAGCCTCTACTGGTGGAGGTGGTGCTTCTCCTCCTACTGTTGGTATTGCGGCTACAAACTTAGGAGATGCTTTGTCTATATCTCCTTCTTTTGGAGTTGGTGCGGGGCAACCTACTGTGGATTCTGTTCCGCAAGGTTTCACTATCGGGTCGGGGCAGGGTGAACATACAGTTCAAGTAAATACTACTTTTTCTGCGGGTAGTGGAACAATCACAAGTGCCTTTTTGACAATTGAGGAGGCTCATGCAGGTTTAGGTAATTTAGAATTTGCAGCAAATCCAAATGCTGCCGCCAATGCGGTTATTTTTAGAAGTGGTCGTGATGCATTAGGATGGATGGGAAATTCTGATATTCTTCAACTTTTGATTGGAGTTGCGGGTAATGATGTTGTTTATGCTGGTATTACTAATCCTAATACGACAATTGATGTTGTAGCCAGTAATACTGCGGCCAGTGGTGCAGGTAGCGCACAAAATGTATTTTATTTTAACTTTCAAAATAGAGCGCAAACAACTGCGGGAATTTCTACTGCGGGAGGTTTTAATGCGAATCATATCGCTAGCGGCACCCTATTACGATTTAATTTAACTGTTACGAATTCAAACGGATTATCAAATAATGCTACTTCTACTATAACAATAACATGATGATACCTATGAATGAAAGCGAAGTTATTATTTCATCTTCACATTCAATAGTAGATTCTCTCGCATTGGCTTGTTTATCAGTAATCGCATTAACTATGATTATAGCGTGGTTGCCAATTATCTATACTTGGTTGAAAAAAGTGGCCGAACACCTTGGGATTAAGGTTTTTTAGAAATTAATCTCAAATCAGTGGCGAAATATGTTTCAGTAGTGCGTTAATAATATTTAAATGAAGATAAAATAGGCGAGAATAATCTCACCCACTTTAATTTTTAAAAAAAATTTTATGGGATAGGCGAGATTTCGCCCTCCCATTTTCACATTTTTCACGCTTGAATGAAATAAGTTAGAACCCTTGGCTCAATTTTTTTCAAATCTCAAATTTCTAGCAACCTAAATAAATGAAAACCTCTACGATTATCTATGCAGGTATCTGATTTACAAATCAATGATGAACATAAAACAATATCGCCCGATACTACTCTAGATGTAGCGGCAAAAGAAATACTAGAATTAGGGAGAGGAGTCCTAGTGGTGTTGGAAAATGGAAGCCCACTAGGAATCCTAACCGATAGCCATATTCTATTGGCACTTTCTAAATCTCTTGATTGTAGAAATGAAATATGTCGTAATCATTTAGATTCTAATTTCATTTCTGTGAGTCCAACAAATAATGTAAAGAGTATTTCATTAGAGATGCGCTCTAAGAAACCTTCTTCGGTAATGGTAGTAGATGACTCAGATACCTTTATTGGATATTTTAGTCCAAACGATTATCGTGAAGCATTATCTTCTTTGTAGATTGAATCTTCCCAACAGGAATTTCTTAATCCGTCCTTGAACATATTAATCAATTCCGCTTCATCTTCAAATATTTCTATATCAAATGATTTTGATAATTGTCTCTCTACATACCATCCTAGTCCTACTAGAATAATAATGCCACTGACTACTGTTATGCCTACTATGCTGACCATAGTAAAAGTGTAGAAAGTAAACTACTTATTTTTTTCTATCTCCAAAGGGCTAAACATGCAGGACATTCCCATATTTTGATAACTTCGTTATCGCCAATATAGTGTCCTTTAATGCGTCTAGGCACGATATACTTAGAACATTCTTTACATCTATATTTTAATGCCATTATCTTCTACCCTTATTAGCCGCTTCTTCTTGCATTAGATTTTGGATATATTCTTCAACAGTGTCCTCTGTTACAGATGCTCCTCCAAAAGCCGCAAAGAAAAGAACGCTAATAAAAATAAAGAATAGTAGCCAACCGAATACTTCACCAGTTTGCATTACCATTCCACCTCCATTGTTATTTCTTTTTCTTCGTTA